GCATAGGTGATAATATGGTTGAACACGGAATAGAAGAAGAAGAAACACCAAGCAATGTTACGGTGCATTACAAAGTTGGCCCCGGCCATGAACTATACAATCCTGATAGTGCCAAAGAGATTGCTTGGGAAGAGTTGAGAAGACTTAGGGCTAGGCATTTGAAGAAAGTAGATATTTATCAAGGAGTTATCTTCTACAACTCATTGACTACAACAAGGCAGAATCAATTGACTAAGTATCGGCAAGATCTGTTGAATCTGCCGAATGAATACGATGATCCGAAAGAAGCAATGGCTAACTTTCCGAAAATGCCAACGTGGATGAACTAGGGTGTTAGGGCTGACAACTTTAAGAACCACTTGTGTCTGAGGGATGACAATGACTGATGAGCCACAACAGAACACCATCTCACTAGAGGATGCAGTAAGACTACTACAAGTGGACAATGCTGACAAGGTAGGATACCTGAACATCCTGCAAAACTTCGTTGCAGGTGTCGAGTCTTCTTTGACTTCACTAAGGCGAGACATCGCTCAATTCAACGCAGGAATCTCGGCTAGAAACAATCCTAATGCAGACGTTATAACGCCAGAGGAGTCTGAAGAAGCCTCTGACGACTCTGAAGACTCCGATGAATAGAACTGCTTAAGGACAATTGGCCTTCTAGTTCGGCTCGATACCAATGGCAAATGCGTTATTCAAGGGTGACTTGGCTGAAGTCTCCTTCGGCAAAGAAACAGGACTACGCTGTGATGGGGCGACTTGGACACTTACGTCCACTTCTGGCAGTACGAGTACCATAACTGTGGGAACGGGTGCATACTGGCACACGGGTTCAGGTACGGATGTGGAATTACCAGACAATGTTCTGGTTGGCTGTGTCCTTAGAATAGAGGGAGGAAGCAACTTCTCGGCAGATGATTTTGGAACTACTAGGAGAACATACTACATCACGGCTAATGATACGACAAACGGGACTATCAAAGTCCAACCTGCTCTCGCTACGAGTGCATCACAAGCAGCAGGTTCCTCAGACAACCTGACGATCGACACATACAGATGCCCGACGTTCGATGCGGGGATGACTGATGCTGCTCAGAAAGTAAAGTCAGATCAGTTCATCGGTCTGCTTGAGGGATTCGCACTACCAGAACCTGTAATTGATGTTCGGAAGCAGCACGTTATCGGCATGGGCAGGGATGTCAACGTGATAACGAGCGGGAGAGAGACTCTCGATGGAGGGAGTATGACTCTAAACGCTCACAGTCTGCGATGGTTGAAGTATGCTCTGGGGGGACATACTGCAAAGGGTCAGGGTGAACTAGCCACTAAGACTAGCACATCCAACACCGTTAGTGCGAAGCCATTCAACATCGTTGATGCTGTCAGCGCGGCTACATACAAGGCAGAGAAGGTTTCCAATGGGAACGACGTGGACATAGCGTCGTCAGCAACTAGCGGGACTGTTTTCTCCGGCCTCGACAGCCTTAGCGGAATTGCTACCGGGGACAACGTGCTGATAGGTGCGAAGTCCACTTCGACATCAAGTGATGACACGGTGCTTGTGACGGATTCCAAGAACATCTTCGTATCGACTAACGCAAGCGGAGGAGTCCTCAAGGTTGTTAGCGCAGGGGCAATCAAGTATGCATCCTATGCAGCAATCTCATCTCACACGATCCAGACGATTGCAGACATAGACTCAGGAGCGGCTACTGCGGCTCTGGCGGCGGACAAGACAATCTTCCTACTTCCTCCTCTGGGCGCGGCTTGTTCGATAGGAGACACTAGGCTGAATGTCGGTGCTACCCTTAGAGCATTGTTCTCGGTAGGGGATTATGTGCAGATAATCGACTCTGAGACACATCAGATACCCGGACAGGATGATGTGCTTCCAACCGTGTTCAAACACGAGATAAGGAGAATCGTTGCTACGGGTGGAGATTACATTCATGTCGAGGAGCCATTCACATTTGCCCATGCGGTCAATAAGTGTGGAATCGACAGGGTAGTCTATTCATCAGACAATGCAAGAGGTAGCCCAAATATCAATGCGACCACAAAGGAATTGCAGAATGGGGTTGAACACACCTACTTCGGCCATAGCACTCTCCCCTCCTTCATGATTGAGCAATCATACCGTAATAGCGATGCCACTCCCGGTGGAGAACAACTGCTACGCTTGTATAGCGGGTGCAAAATGGCAGAAGCAACCCTGTCGGCTAACACAGAGGGAGAGTTGAAACTAGAGGCGTCCTATCAGGCTGCTAGGCACTACACCGATACAGCAGGAACATTCACACCTCACAGAATGTTTGAGAATACTGCTAATACTACTGCAAACAGAAAAGTTAGCGGGATAGCCACTAACGGAGAAAAACCATATCTCTTCCAAGACATCAGCATCGAGGCATTCGGTCGTCCAGTCTTGAGGGCAACAGAATTCAGCGTATCCGTTACCAACAGCACCGAGCCAAGATGGTTCATTAGAGGATACGAGGGTGCATCAGCCTCTACTGATCAGGTTCAACACGGAGGAACACAGACTCCTTTGGACATTACAGAGGCAAAGAGAGAATACACCTTCACATTCAAGGCTCTTGTCGAGGATAACAGATTCTGGGAAGAGATGAGGCAGAGGAAGCACCATACCAATACCAATGACATAACATTCACTCTGACAAAGCCCGGAAGCGGCACTACGAGGGAGAATGCAACTATTACCATAGAGGATTACACCATCACCAAAGCGGATCATCAACTACCAGATGACAAAGGCCCGATATTCGCTGATGTCGAATTGGTTGTCAGACATATGAAAGTTACAGAAAACAACCCATATTACATTGCTTAAGGAAATCTTGAATAACCATTGACAGGAACGGTATAACGATGAGGTTGAGTGGATTCGTCACCGTAAATGGCTCAAAAGAGAGAATTGACTGGACAATTGATGGTAATTCTATCAATGAAGGCCCCGGTCTAAGCGCACATGGAATCACCGTTGAGGGTGCTATCGTGGTCGCAGAACCAGATGTAGTGGAATACACAGATGGGTACGAGGACATGACAGTCACCGATCTCAAGGTGCAATGCACCCAAAGGGAGTTGCCAATCTATGGAAACAAGCAACAGTTGATTGATAGATTGAGGGGGTGGGATGCCAACAACGACCCAATTAGCGAGGTAGCAGTTGCTCCTCCTGTTGAAGAAGTGCCAGAGGAAGTGCCAGAAAATGAAGGGTTTGTAGCAGACCCGGAAACCGGAGGATGGGTCGCAGAAGGAGATGAATTGGATGGCGTTGAAGGCGAGTGATTTTCTCGCGGGTAAGACCGCAGAGAGACATGAAGTCGAAACACCCGTGGGGAATCTCATAGTCTATGTCAAGCCAATGACATGGATACAGCAGCAAGAAGCAATATCCAAGTTCGTTGATTTCGTCATAGAAGGCGACGACATGAGGCCGAGAATTGACTTTGGTGGCTATTGGCAGTATGTTCTACGGAATTGTGTCTCGGACACCGAACCGAAAATCTCCAAAAAAGAATTGATGCACTTGAGTCCAGAAGTCGGTGCGGCCATTGTTGATGTTCTACCCGGTATAGACTCCTTAGTGGCATCTATGACTGGCGGTGAGCCAAGCCCTTTGGAATAACCCACTCGGATCTTCGTTCATACATTACTTCGGGTGGGGTAATCAACCCATTCACTCCAAAGCAACAAGCCGTGCTGTCATTCCATACGATGACCTTCGTCCTCGGTTCCCATTTCAACTGCCCTCCACACTCATGGGATGACCAACCGATTGATCGAGTTTATCTCGATTATCTGCTTGTTCGGGTAAATCAGGAACAACAGACAGAGGAGATGAAGAAAGCAAGAGACAAAGCCGACCGTTATAACGCGAGTGGAAACCAAAATAAGGGGATGCCTATACGGACAACAAGTGATAGTGCCAACCTTGACGATTTCTTTGAGAGATTCAACAAACAATTAGAGGAACAGGACGGCAATTAATCATGGGAGATAGCATAGTCGAAACGGAGAGGCAATTATTTGCTCTCGGCAAGTCTATGAAAGGCAATATTCCTGTCACTACCAAGAGTATTGCAGTAAATCTGACTCTTAACAAGGTTCTAGGGCCATTCTACAAATTGTATCGAAACCTGTCAGCCGCCGTCACCACTCTAGGGGGTGTCATGAAGGCTGCATTGAATCCAATCAAGGCTGTTGGCTTGATATTCGGTGGGATGAGGGATAACATCTTCTTCCTGATCGGGATAATTGCCCTCGCAGCAGCGGGTTTCGTGGCCCTAGCGGGTGAGTTCGGGGGTGTGACTGGACTCGCTGATGGGTTCAAGGAGTCGTTGTTATCGTTGGGTATAACGTCGGATTCCATCAAAGAATCCTTCGATCTGTTTGTCGAGGGGCTGAAGATAGGCTTCGATGCTCTCGTCATGGCTTGGGGCGCAATTATCTCCAATATGTCCGAAACGGGATTCATCGACTCTCTGATGACTGCCTTTGGAGGTCTAGGCACAGGCGTAAGCGCAATCTTTGCCTCCGTGAACGAGGCCTTTGCAATCCTCGGTATCGAAGGAGGCAACCTCGGTGAGACACTCACGAACATAATCAATGGGGTGTTCGCATTCCTCACGGCAAGTGGTTTCATTGAATACTTCAACGAGTTGATTGTGACTTTCGGAATGTTAGCCGAGACTGCGGGCATAGTCATAGGAGCAATCATAGTGCTGATTGCCAAAATCGTGAAGGAAGCAACCACATCGGGAACTATGTTGAATACAATCGTGAAAGGCATTGGCACGGTCATTGGTGGCGTAATGAACGTCGTCTTTGGCATAGTAACCTTCGTTCTAAAAGCAATTCAATTTCAATTCGGGTTAATGCAAGCATTTGCCACGGGAGGCTTTAGTGGAGTAGCGGACTTCATAGGAGAAAAGTTTGGTCATATATATGACTCTGCTGTCGCTTTCAAGGATGGAGTTGTCAAGGCCCTTGGTGGGATGTGGGACTTCTTGATGACTCCAATCGACTACATCCTAGAAAAGATTGATGAGTTGAAGAATATAGATTTGGGCAGTTTGGTTCCTGACATGGGAGATATAACAGGTGGTTTGGCTAGTCTGAACCCATTTGCATCAGGTGGTATTGCCTCTGGCCCTCAGTCGGGCTATCCGGTAGCACTACACGGAACAGAGGCTGTCGTCCCCCTACCAGATGGTAGGACGATACCCGTCACGATGCAAGGTGGCGGAGGTGGGGGTGACTTCACCGCCAACATCACCGTCAACGGCGGAGGATCGGATGCTAGTGCCATAGCGAAAGCCGTGGGTCAAGAGGTTCAGAGGGCATTCCGCTCCAGATCTAGGTCTGGTGGCTATGGGAGGGGTGTCTGATGCCAAGGATACAGATGATTCACCGAGATAGCAGCGTCACCGAGTTGGACGCAGACAACGTGGGTTTCGACTTTACCAGAATGGTCACTAACTTTCCCATTGCCGTGATAAACACTCGCCTTGGCCTTGACTTGAACCAGACCTCGATAGGCATCACAGTCGATGGTATATTCACAGATGATGTCGAGGCGACCGGCGGCAATGGTGCGTCCATGACGATAGACACGTCACTCAATGGAAGCCAGTCGCTGGCTTCTACATGGTATGAGTTGTTCGCCAGTTGGAATGCCGTCAAGGCTGAGTTGGATGGTGTCAAGATAAGATTCCAGACAACGGGACAGATAAATGCGGGTCTGGGAGAGGATACCACTCTTGAATTGAAGAACGCTAGTGGTTCTTCGACTGTGGCGACCAATAGCATCGTCGTCATTGACATCTCTTCAACCACCACATCTGACAGTTTGGCTGACACTATTGTAAGCGGTATAAATGGGGCTTCAATTAAAATTAATACTGCTACGGTAGCGTGTTCTTCCGTCTTAACCGTCAGTCAGTCATCTGGACAGCATCAGACACTCTCCATGGATGTCCAAAGCGGCTCAGGTTTCGACGGGGAGAAGATTACCATCAAGAATACCGTCGTCGGTTCCAATGGAGATCACATTACGACAGTATCCAAGGACGATGCGGGTGCTACATGGACTAACCAGTTCCTTGTCACCAATATGACGGGGGGTTCTTCTAATCAGAAGAAAACCATGGAAGACAAGGTTCAGGATTTACTGAATCTATCCAACATGAGTGCAGGTGGAGCATTGGTTTCGCCTAACGCTATTGCTGGTTCGGTCATAGACATACCAGATGGTGTTTCTTCTGTCGATGCTTCTCGCTTCTTGCGAATAGATGGCATGAAAACCGTGCAGAAATACGTCGTAGGGCTTAGGATACCATATGAGTCATTAGCGTCTTCAAATTCTGGTAACAAGGTCTTGAGGCAATACCTCATACCATCAGGAGTAGGTACGAACTTTTCAGCAGTAGATAACGACAAAGCCTTCGATCCGACTACAACGGTGAACAATGAGATTATCAGGCCCAACCCCTATCTTGAGCAAGGAGTGGCAATACCCGTTGTTTTGAGAAAATTCAATCCATCTTACAACGCTGGTGATGGTTATTGGACTTATCAAATGGTATTTGAAGCGTGTGAGCAACTGGTGGGAATATGACATGGGTGTTGTAAGATTCCATGGCAAGGCCCTTCGTTTCAATGGGTTCACAGATGGGCTAGTAGTTCCCACGGGCAAATATCGAGAATCTGGTGTCGATTTAAGGGCAAATGAGTTTGCGGCCACCATCAAGGCTACCAAGAGCCACGCGACCAAGATAGGAAGGATGCATAGAGACTCAAAATCTCACCCTCTCAACTCATTACGAGGCTCATTCACCATTGATGCGTTTTTCGTCCCAGACTATGGAGGAGTCATAGTCCACAAGCCCGATGCATTCACTCTGAAATATGGAAAACCACATTCAGAGGGTAAAATTGTCTTTGAGGTTCATACTGAAGACAGACCCTATGTCACCTCGACCTCATTCAACGCACCTGTCAAGACGAATAGCAACTCTGGGGTGTATTCCTCATCATCCAATGCACACAGGCCACAGGACATGACTCTAGGCGCACAGGGCCTAGTCCTAGTGACGGCGCAATACACCCAGAAGGAGATACGGGTCTTCGTCAATGGAGATATAGTCGCTGAGATGAATCTGGGTGGCGACGGCGGCATCATGAAAGAGACATCCTCAGACCTATTCATCGGTGGACAGGGCGGGGAGTTCCGTGGCCTGATAGAGAGCGTGAGGATTTGTCAGGGCATCCACCCCCCCTCCCTATCACCCCTCACCAAGACAGACAACACCTTCGGACTCTGGACTTTTGACGACGAACAGGACGTACCAGAAATCTATTTCTTCGACCATGCTCGTTCTGGTTCCCCCCAACAAGGCAGAGATGGCCCAGACACTCACGATGGTCTGCTAGACATACCCATGGTTGGTATTGGCTATGATTTCAATACAACACATTTCAAGATTAGAGATTACCCTGCGAATCCGGGGGGTGCAACTGATAGGTACACCGCTCTTGAGAAACTGGCAGCCTTGACACAGGGGATAGAACTAGAGGAAGTAAAAGATCAGTCTTGGTATTCATCCACATTAGACTTGACTGACCAAACGTACTTTACAGGAGTCAATCAGACCGTTCTGAACGCAGTAATCAATCATTCTTGTACGAATCCAAATACAGGAGTCATAACCCCTCCAGATTCTCAGAAAGTTAGATTTGGAGATAACTCAGTCCTAGCCACATCATCTACTTCTACTCTAAACCCATCCATAAACAGGGTAGAAAGAGTCCGTATAACAGGGCTTGACTTTGCTAACAATAGGATAAACTGCACCTCTGTGATTTTAGCGAACGATGCTGCAAACGGGACGATAGACAACTTTCCCGAAACACAGGGGCATCTTTTTGCCCATACAAACAACACTCCAGTATGGTTCACACTAGGGTCTGCTGACTTACTCATTGATCCGGGCAATAATGAAACAAGTGGCTCGGTCAGCAACCAGAGAAAGAGAAGAAAGGATACATTTACTCTGGCTCAATTCGTTCAAGGACAGCGATTTACCGATATGTCTGGCTATTCCAATGATGCTTACTTTGTTTCTTTGAAAAGCAGAAGCACAGCCTCGACAGACGCAAACACGTTGTATGAGCCAAGCACCACATATCCAGCCATGGGTGCTGCTACCGCATATTCTATGTTTGAAGGGGACTTCTTTCTTCGGATGCTTCCACCGCCCGATCAACAAGTGGTAAAACAAACCGTTCAAGGGATAGCAAACACCTTCAAGTATGTCTCTGATGAAGTTTCTACACAATCATTGGTTAGTGAGAACCAGAGAGTCAGAGTTACTGAAACTGTGTATCATGGGGAAATCTCCAAGGTAATCAACAAAGCCAAGACCGTCGCTGGTACTGATTCGGCAAGTAGCAGTAACAATACATTCAATCGGATAGTTGTGGAAAGTGGAATTGGTTATTATGACAACAGCCTCAGTCAAAATCTCTATGCCTCAACAAGAGATGAAATTGTCGCTATTGCGATTTCAGATCCAAAACCATTCATGTTGAAGGGCCTTGATACTGAGCATACTGCTTCTTTCTCCAATGGCGTACCAACAAATGATGCATATGTAAGACACCTTACGCCAGAAAAGAAGACCAGAGTCGCTTCAATAGAGTCACCTACCGTATTAGTCTCAGCAGGAGGGCCAAAGCAGATACTCATTCACTATGATGCCATTGATTTGACAGGAGAGGTGGTTGGTGGAACAAGTCTAGCGAGTGGAGATGTTAGTGCAAAGTTCCGGGCCGATCATGCAACGGGCAATGCGGCCTATCTGGTCGTGCGTAAGACCATCCCCTGTGGTAGTGCCGTCTTTGGTGGTCGAACAGTCTCAGATTGGCTTAGACGGCCCTATTCAGGCAACAATACAAGCCTCACTAACATCCTCTTGACTGTCACGGCTCCCGGTGGACTCGTTAGCCTACCCACATCTACCTTCAATGACAAGCCGGCTTCCCATATCTTGTCTTCCAACCCCACAGGCGACATAACTCCCTCTCCATTCATCAACATCGAGGATACGGTCTATGGGGTTGGGACAGAAGTCCAAGGATATGGTCGTCCCAAGGCAGTTGCATCAATAAACACCCCTGATGATACGAGCAACTCTGATTATCATGTTTTCTACATCAATTCGGCTAGTTTGAATAATCACAAAGATCACACTTCCTCTAAACTGACACCCTCTACATTGAGGAGAAGTAATCTAGCAGGGTTTGACGTTATTGACAATGAATTGACTGGCAATGAGAATCTGGTTCTCGTTCATCCTGCCAATAGGACACGAAACTCCATGCTTGAAGATGTTTCAACAGCATCAAACTCTCCTCTGGACACCTCATTAGCAACCTTGGAGAAGACCTTGATGAGGGGAAGGATAGAGGAGATTACACCAACCGCAGGTCAAGAAGGAGAGTCAAAGACAGTCATTAATGGTCGTTCGGTTTTGATGGACATACTAGACCATCGTTCACAGAGGGATTTCAATCTAGGGCAAGGCTCTCCCGTGAAGGAGATAGGGGATTTGGGGACGCCCACCGTTTCAATGACTCTTGGAGGTCTGGGACAAGGTGGCGTGGACATACAGCCAGTATATACTGAGCATCCATTCCTACCCGGTTGGAAAGACAAGATAGTAGGTTCGGGAAATGCATCGGTTCGTAATGACAAGCAGACATCCACATACTATGCATCCACAAGGGCCGTGACTGAATTACCATTGTTCCCTTCTATGTTTTTCGATGTGGCATCACTCATCTCTGCTGATAACGATGCGAGAACCCCTTTGCCCGCAGACAAGAATTTCAAGATGACTGTGGATTGTACCATGGCTACAAACAGACCAGAGATGAGGGATAACGAATCTAGGTTCGCTGTTGATTGGGGACAGAGAAGTCCTATTTCTTCTTTTGAGGTGACAGATCAACTAGAGGCATGGGCAGAAGGAAACGGGCGATGGTTAATTAGATGTCAACGCCCATCTGTCCAAGCAGTAGTGACCTCGTACAATAGTGGCACACTCAATGTGGACGATGCCTCTGCCTTTTTGGACTCGACAGGAGAAAGAGGGCTTCAAGCAAACTGTGCAGCCAATTTCTTCGTGACCATTGGAGAGGGGGTCTTGAACGACGGTTATGGAATCATGGCAAGAGCCGCGTATAACAACGGCACATCCCTCACTATAACAACGTCCCAGACATGGAATCCTCTGAATACAACAAACAACGAAAGCAGCAATCTCGGCAACATAGATGCAGGTATGACTGTCACCCTCGGAGGCTACATAATCCTAGATGGTGCTACCTCTGTTTCTAACGACACCCAAGACTACATCATCTCCATCGAAGACATATCAAACTTCACAGCGCGTACCCCTAACCTTCTGGCCGATGAGATTGGCACGGCGGTGAGGACGGTAATTGGGCTGAATGCAAATGCCGTCCATGCAGACCCCAATAACTCATCTCGCTACTTCATCCTAGACGGCCCTAACATGGAAGCCTTTGAGTGGGATCCGAACGAGGACAACGAATCGGCAAATGACAGGCAATCCCTGCACCCTGTTATCTGTCAAACGAGTTACCTGTCATTGAAAGGCAAGAAATCAGATGGAACCGCATTGGAATATGTGCGTCCGCTTGAGATTGATTTCAACAACGTCGCTAATGTCAAGCCAGATTTCAATCTCTGCGTTGAGGAGGTCGTTAGGAGAATCAACATGGCAGGTCATCCCCAAGCAAAGAACAGCGCAGGAGCGAGTGCATTCAACCCACCCGCCATCTTCCCCACGTCCGCATCCAACAACGACACAGGCACACATATGGGATACGTCCGAGCATTCATTGGCACAGAGGTTGAAAGCAGAGATGGAGAAGCGGGTATTTCCATCGTGATACACAGCACGGTTCCGGGGGCATCTGGTCGAAACTTCAATGTGCGACTTAGCAATAAAACACCGTACACCTACAAACCATCTCAAGTAGTAGGTTATGGGGGGCTTCTATCGAGCAATAGCAGGTTGTACCAACCAAACCTGATACCATCACCTATGCCAATAGGTGCAGATGGTGAGACTTTTGTGCCTATTTCGATATTCAGAGGCGCACCCTCTGGTTCGACCTTGGACTCTACTAATGCCCTTCGTTCATACAATGGATTAGGTAGTTCATTCAAAGTGACTACTGTTGCCGCTCCTGCTCAAGAGACTCTTGAAGGGGTGGCATCGACAGTAGAGTCAAGTGGTGTTCTATTCAATGAGTCGAACATAAGTGGCAATGCACAGACAACATTAACTGTTGATACTGTCGATGCAACGACTAAGTTTAGAGCAGGAGATACGTTATTTGACGATACAGGTGCATCAATAGGAACTATCAGCGCGGTGACAGCGACGCTCATAACACTCACAGCCAACAATTCTGTTGCTGTTAATAACAATGAAAATCTAATGAGATCTATACCTATGACTGACCCACGGCCTACGGAACTCGTTAGTCAGACGAGTGTCTCTCATCTCGCTATTAGTACGAGTGTCGAAGACTACCTCAAGAGATTGACCAGAGCAACCGGCTCATTGGGCAAGGGCATCTTGCGTGTCGGCACTCTCATTGCCGACTTTGAATTTATTGATCAGCAGAAAGTAGTGGCAGGTAATAACGGAAGCGTCATGACAAATTGCTTTTTCATTCGTAACATCACTCCTCGTGATACTATGATTGATTTCTTAGAGGCGTTCTTTGATAGTGATGGAGCATCCATCGGTGGTATAGAGGTCGAGTTGATTTATCCAAGGACTGATGCAGAGGGAATTGTGTATTTCGGAGGAGGTCACACAGGAGTCACATTTGACATAAGCGATGGGACGGCTAACGATTACAGCGACGACTATCCTCACCATTACTCCAAAGGCCCTACTGGTTTCGCAGGACATCAGAACCTGCATGAGGTCAGTACGGCATCTGCGGTCTTGGACTTCACTAATATCACGAACAATGACACAATCAATGACAACACCATGCAAGGGGTTCACCATAGGCTTGGAACGGATGGGGTGAATCTCCAGAGATGCCTTCTCTATGCTAGGCTCAATGATGGCACTATCACAGATGGGACTTACAACCAGAGTCCAGTCATAACCGAGGCATTGTATGGTTCAAAACTCCGATTGACTAGGGGGTATGGAATATTGACTCCCGATGGCAATTACTCTTCTGGAACGAGCATGGATGTTACAATGACCGGCTCAACTGATATTTCTGACATAACAATTGGTAGTGGTAGCAACCTAAGTGGTGCAAGGAGTGTGGTTCACAATGACGATGCATTCACATTTACTGGTCAAACAGCAACAGGAGGGGCAGATGCAACCCTTAGTGGTGTCGTTGGAGCATCAGCAGTTAATGATGGCGTTGAGATGACATTTACCAGAGGGAGTACCGATGTCGCAACGATGACTTCCCTGAATGGCCCTGCTTATTCCGTCGATACTACATCAAAGGGGTACAAATTCAGAGGGGGCCAAAGCATTGCGACTCACCATTGGACTGGTTCCGCGACTAACCTTGAGTATGGGCCGATGTCCGATTTCGACATAACACAGGACTGGTCAATCAGCGCGTGGTTCAAACCGAGCGACACTTCATTCGCCAATAACAATGAGATTTGCTCTGGCCCTATAATTACGGGCAGGGATAAGAACGACAGGAATTGGGGGCTTTATCTATTCGGCAGTAGGATTTCCAATTCCGATCAGACCATCTCATTCGCCATGGCATACCACGATGGATCAAATCACAAGATAGCAAGGAACAAGGTAGCCGATGGGGGAATCAAAATAACCGACAACGCATGGACTAACATCATAGTGACCAAGAGTGGGACTACCATCTCAATGAGAGCGGGAAACTCGGAGCGTCTTAGAGGATACAATTACAGCCTTAGTGCTAATCAAGATACTACTAGCATGATTAATTTGGGTTTGGGTACGTTCGGCTCAGGCAATGCTAGAAGCCTAGAGACAACCACGGCCAATCACAACAACACGGCTACCTTCCCTCAATTTCAAGGAGGGGTTGTGAAAACAGGAATGTGCTTCATCGGCGTTTCGACCATCAAGAATCTTGAGACTGTCCATTCCTCTGGCGATCCAGATGCCCTCTTCACGATACACTACACCGATGTCACGGGTTCGACACAGGGCAACCACGCAGGGGTTTGTGGCACATTGGATAGTCATGAGTCATACGCGGGTGGCGGGCTTGCCGCGACGGAGAACGTGTATTTCTGGAACGGTTCGCTATCGGAGATAGGCGTCTTCAACTATGCCCTTTCTGAGAGCGAGTGCGAGGAGATATACGCGGCAAGGGGGGTGTGGTGATGACGGTGAACCAGAAGCAACTCTATCCCGCCAAGGTCGTCCCCATGGCATCTGCTAGTGGATACCCCGCAAGCGGCTTCTTCGCCATGCACATCACCTACCCCGATACGGAGTATGATGATGCCGTGACCGATTGGGAGTACGGCACGAACACCAACGACCAATGGAAGCAGGGACTCACAGTCATCGTCCGCACCCCCATCGCCACCGCCTCCGCCCCTGCGGAGGACACAAACGTAATCGTAGTGGATCTGAAGCAAGCCGCTACTGATGATACGAACAGCAAGACCTACAATCTAGGGACGGAGGAGGCCACTAGACTCATAGCAGCCAAGATAAACAGCCGCAGGGTCAAGCAGCAGGGAGAACACAGCCAGACTCGTTACCTGAGAGCGAGATACGTCAGGATGTCAGGTAAGCCCTCCATAACGGGAGATGCTACACTAGCCAAGTCTAACACCGTTCTCCGTGTCAAACTGAATGGTGGTTATCGCAACGGTTTCCCCTCAGATATGCCACAAAGCGGCACACTCACCTACAACGATGGCGATCACACCAATCTCTCGATAACCTATACGGGAGTGTCTGCTTTCAGGAGAGGGGGAGAATACTACAACGGTAGCCCCAAGGATCAAAGGACATATGTCGATTTTACAGTATCAGGTGGAAACCTCTCATCACAAATAACTCAAGTCTCGACTTCTGGCCCTGAAGTAATAACGTCAGCAACAGTATCAATACCCGGAGAACCCGCAAAGCACACAATGGTTCTGACTTGGGAAAACATCACACCGAACGCTGCTGGAGGCTATTGGGCAACAGCGAACGGAGGCCCCATAATCCACGGTCTAGGTCAGGCCGTGCCTACTTGGTATCTAGCCGCGAAGCCCATGGACGGAGGCAACATGGGGCTACCGGCCCTCAATTACGATTCCAGAGGCTCAACCGCCTCGGCCCACAGTACGGGACACGGGTATGTCAGATTCAGCATAGAGGGACTGAACTCGTGCAACCTCCCCGACATACCCCCACCCGACTACACAGTCACCGAGCCATCCCTATACCATATTACGAAAGTCGAAACCGATACTACGGGATCTAACAATATCAAACTAGCAAATATGGAATATGGGACGGACTTCCCTGCCTCTTCAGGAGATATGTTCCACCTAAAGAGCGGATATAGGGCGACCGCCACGAGCAATTCCAACAATATGCTCTCGGTTTCTCAGGATAATCTGACGAATATCACATATGGGACAGCGTTTGAGGCCAAGGGAATTGATGGTGATGGCTCTAAGAACGTACCCCGTCCTATATTCTCAGCCAAGTCCACCAATACCTCACGAGTGACGGGATTGCAGATTAGCAATGAGGAACGAGTCTTTGAGGATATAGAAACCGTTGACGACGCGGGCAACAAACTGACTCTTACTGGTGGTTCTCCATTAGGAGTGATAATTCGGGACTATTCCGTCCAGAACACCAGAACAGACCCGATAACAGGGGAAGAGGTCACGGGGCCATCCACCACAGACGGCAAATTGACCCCGAATATGCAGATTCAACTGCCAGACCCCTCAGAGATACCCGGAGAGGTGTTCGTTAGGAGCGGCCACGACCGTGTTCAGGCGTGGTCTAACATGACATGGGGGTTGGGGGGGCTGACGGCCCCAGACCCTCGCAAACCGGGCGTAGCAGAGGCATCTGGTGGTGCGTCGCAGTTCGACACCCACGACAGGATGCTAATCTTCCACGTTCAGAGGCTCCTGCATCCCGATATGGCGACCAAACAGGGTCTGACCCCCCACACCACCGCCGGAGCCGTTCCAAGCGGCTCAACACGCTTATTCGCAGCGCATAGGATAACCGATCACGCAGAGAGAGGTTCTCTCTTGACTCAAACAGACCAAACCAGCGTAGCAGGGACTTTCACCACCTACACCGGCTATTCCTACCCCCACCACCGCGTCCGCTTCGCCCGCCAAGGTCACTCCTTCGTGACTCCAATGACCCATAGAGGCACTCCTGCTGCTATGAGGAGGCAACTACACAGAAGCCACGGCTCGGCCTACACTCTACTCTTTGAGGCAGAATCTGAGCATAGGCATCATGGATTCGGTTCGGCCAAAGACTCAAACTCAACCACCATCTTTGAGTTAGACAGCCTAGACACCAAGAACACTAGCAACTACAAAGCAAACGGTTCATTCGCTTCTGATGGCCTTCCTTTGACAGAGGTTAGTGGTTTCAGGCTACCAGACATCAAGCAATCGGCTCATTCCGGTGTGACTCCAAGGACAGATTACGACTATCTGGTGGCTCCGGGCCAAGAGCATACGACCACGAAGGGAGCAGGACACCTAATCAGGCGAGCCGCGCCGAGTCAAGACGCTACTTCGACCACCACTTCAGGCCCAACTAGGCTCACTTTTGCCTCTGCTTTGTCCGGTGGGAGCCGCTATAACACGTCTAGTGAAATTATACTCAACGGGTTTTTGCTAGGAGACTACACTCTCTCCGCAGGACGCCCAATTGCCCCTGTTATTGACGCTGGATCGAGTGAATATTTCTCCTTGGGGTTAGAGGAAGGCGTCTTAGTCCCTCGTTCTGGAACAGAACTCGCAACAGTCCCCCCTCTCCTGTGTCACGACCCAGAATACCTCAACATGGCGGCACGAACGGCCAACCCTGCCAACGATAACGCCGGTATAAACACCGATTTTGGTGATTTTGCACTACTTGACAAGAGTAACACCGGGACAGGGTGTGTTCCAGACGCATTCCTATGCCATTGGCTTGCCGAATACAGCCATCCAGCACTCTTCGGAACCAGTCGAGAACACTACATGACCTTCAGATACAGGGAGGCAGGGATGCCTCGCTCCCTCAACTACCCTCCTACGAGGAGTCTCTACCTCCGCAACCACTCCAACCCCACCACTACTGCACAGGCAGAGGATGCTCTGCCCTTTGAGAGGCTATATGTCATACAATGGTTGCAGAACTTCGGATACAATGCATTGAACGCTTCGGGGCATAAGGATGTGACCGGATTGCGCTCTGCTAACGCTGTCCTCATGGGACATACTACACATAGGGAAGCACAGGGTACTCTGAGACTCACAAAGGAGTATGATCGTGTGCGCTATACTCGTGGAGAGGGTATAGGTGATGGGATACAGCCGGAGAAAACATCTGCTACCATATCATATGATACTGATTCCGATACTATATCTTTCACAGAATATGAGGTGGTTGTCGATAATATGGTCGCATATGATTACAGTAGGAGACTACCTGTGAGGGCATGGGGTTTCAGAACTGGTTCAGATGCTCTAAATATGCTATCAGGTGATCCCACAGAATCTGTGACAAATCTCCAACCACTATTCAACAGCGCACGTTTCGATGGTGGTGTCCACGATTCGATGAATAAAATCCCCAACGCAACCACGCACGGTTCTTCTTGGGTGTTCCCCTCTGACTACAATGGGGCAGAGAGGACTATGCCTATCGGTGTAGTGACAACATCTCACACCGCAGAGTCCACTCCATTCTCAAGCGTAATCAGAAGAAGCAACACGAAACCCTTAGCCTCTGAACAGCCGATTGGGATTGGTTTGACCCTTGGTATCGAGTCCGCCGGTCTGGTCAAACCTACTTCTCTCCCCGCCGGAGTTTGGCAACCAAAGACCGATCCGAATAAGGGTACAAACGAGCCATTGAAAGCCATTCCAATGAACAAAGGCTCCGATCCTTTCATTGATTTGACACAATACACAGGCTCCAACACCTATGCTCAATCTACATCACCCTCTGCTGTTAGTTCTACTCAATACGGTGTAAGCGGAGGTTTCCATCACTTGAGAGGCAACGCCTTACACACGAATCCGTCTGCTATTGACCATTCTAACACATCCAACGTCCATTATCCGACCACCGGATGGGGGATTGGAACGCACACTAACGCTACAATCAACTCTATCCTAGCCATACCCCTCTCAGAGATAAGCGACCACAGACAAGTGCAATCACGCACAGAACCACGTTTAGGATTCGTTATACAGACCGAAAACGAACGACAGGACAACCAGAACATAGAGTATCTGATAACATCGACAAAGGCTGCATCCCTACATAGCGATTTAATTGTAGGTCAGCATTTCCCCGTCTTACCCTCATGGGTTTCAAACTCCAAACTTACTACACATAACATGACCGTAAATGCTGGAAGCCCAATCAGTCAGACAATTAATGACCCTTATGCATTACCCAAATGGAGTCCTGATACTAAGGATGACAAGGGCGATGGAGGAGCAGCGGTCACAGCCCTATCTATTTCTAACGCAGGATCAGGCTATGCATTCCCAAGCGGGACACTAGGCTTCTCAGGCGGCGGCGGAGGGACAGGTTTCTCAGGGACATACACCACTTCTACGACAGTTGCAGATGGAAATCCAGCAAGCGGCGTAGGACAATATAGCGGAGGCAATACGCAGACGTTCACAGGGGTCACGATTTCAGGAGGTGGTGGATCAGGCGCGGCGGCATCATACGTCTTGTCTAACGATGGCAAGCCAATCAGCAACACTATCTCAATTGGCGATGGAGGGTCGGGTTTTGACTCAAGCACAGTCAGCCTTACGATAGGCTCACCAAATGCGAGTCACAATTCAACTCAGGCCACCGCTACTGCAACGATTGGATTCGGCGTGTCAATCGCTAACGCAAGTGCCGAGGAACATGAGATAGATCTAACCGGAACAAACGTGAATACTCTGACTTTGGATGGCAACCACTCAACTGTGTCAGGTTTGGGGGCGTTTGAACTTTCGACAAATTTGTTCGTCAATGAGAACATAAGCGGATGGCCTTCATCGGGAACGCTATACCTGCAAGACGGCACTTCTACTTGTGTTGTCAATTACTCTAGCAAGAATACAACCGGAAGCGTAGGAGCGCACTTCTTTGTGGTGAGTTCTTCCAGTCATATCCGTGCTTTCACATTCTCAAGTGGTGCAACCGTCTTCGATTTGAATCCAAATTCACAAGCGAAAAATACCAGCACCCTTGTCATGACAGTCAGTCAGACTAGCCCTGCCGCACAGACACCTGCGACCGTCAAGATAGGTTATGAAAGATTGGATGGCAAATACTACATTCGTTCAGGAGCGAATGGCTACAACATAACCAATGTAGGTGTAGGGTTCACATCAGGAGGGACAAAAACAGTATCGTTGAAGTTAAACGGTGAAACAAATTATGCTCTTGGTGGTCCGCTTACCTTTGCTTCTGCATCAGGTGTCATAGCAGACATAAGTGCGGCGACAACCAATGGCACGATAATATCAATCACAGTCAATAATCAAGGAGATGGATACACCTCCGCACCATCTGTCTCTGCTTCAGGAGGGTCAGGAGAATCGCTGACGGCCTCGTTAGCAAGCCATACTGCCACGAGGACACTAACAGACATCAACGTCACCAATGGTGGGTCGGGCTACACATCCGTGCCAACTATGACCGTGCCTACCACGCATCTGACGGGTTCGGCAAATGCGGTGACGGCAGTATTGGGTTCGACAGGGCCGTTGGTATCGGTGAGCATAAGCGCAGGTGGTTCGGGCTACACCACCGCACCGACCGTAACGATGAGTGGTAGTGGATCGAGTGGAGTGGTGTTGGCAACAGTCGCTTTACCCAACAACCCACCAGTCCTCACAACACCAGACAGCCATGGCATGGACTATTGGGCGGTGCGAGGGTGCGGGGATCTTCCACCGTGGGGTGGGACGTACATCTTGAGGAAGACGTATCTGAATCGCACAGAGGAAGGGACTCTGACTACTGACATATACGGGACAGACGGGAATGCTACTACATCCAACCAGCGACGCAAGTCCATTGACTACTTCGTTCGACCTGTGAGGCCACTCAAACTGTTTGGCTTCGCATCGACTCTCCAACAGGATGGTTGGTTGATGGGTGCTAGGTCATCGTATGGTGATGCTGACCTTGAGTATCAGGCTTTCACCAGAGACAATAGATACGGGGTCTTTGAGGCAGACATGGAGAAGACACTTGGCTCATTGGATTTGATTAGTACGGCAGAGGGTGTGTTTGAGATGACATGGCCCGATGCTAACGAGCATGATACCGTGTTCCACCTGCTGCCTAGCGCATCCATGCTCCAATTCTTCAAGTCGGATGCGGTTCGCAAGACTGTCGATGGACAATTCAACCCAGAGATAGAAGCACGATACTCGCAGACGACACACCCCGGTGGGGGTGAGAGCCTCAACCAATCAGAGACTCGCTACAACGCAGTAGGAACAGGCATTAGCGGGGACTTCGTTAAGCAGACGACCCCTGATGCCGTGACTCACACTCACATGGATTCCTCGATGAGGATATACCCTCAGTTCAAAGTAACGAAACACGCTGGTTCCAACAACAACGTGTTCCTTGAGGATGCATCCATGCTACCTTCTGCTGGAACCCTCTTCATAGTCGGCAAGGGTAAGGTGGTATATACGGGCAAGACGAAGAATAAACTCACAGGGATAACCAATAGCACAGGAGTTTCTGATTTGACGGGACAGATACTCAGATACACCACTCTCACTAGCCCATCGGCACTCTCTGACATCAGACCCCTCACCATACCTCATCTGGTATCGCCCACATACATAGACAACACAATCACACTAGCAAAGCAAGCCTCTGCCATATGGAATAGATTCGATGTCACCAACAGCGCGGTCAAGCAGACCACACTAGGATACAGGGGGCTGTTAGAGTACGATCCAACTGACTTCATGATGATTAACCAACGACCGATAGTCATCGACAATGGTAAGACCTCTGCCCTCATATCCACATCCTCCCCCTCGATAACAGCAATCAGGTTCGACGGCAAGGAAATATCTGACTCCTACTTCCCACCATATCTCTTCGACTCCCAGAACACACCACTCAGGATAGCGGGAGTGGAGAAGGACGAGTTATCCACATTCCTGCTGTTCAGGAACATAGACGCCGACAGCCTGACTGACTTCGGTATGACACAAGGCCCCGTGCTGATGGGACAGACTGGTTACATCGGTGTGAGGACTAGCGATGCCGCTCTCATGCTACTGAACGACTCCGGTTCGGATCTAGCGGGCTTCAACGTGACGCCGACGAGTGCCTTGCTAGGCAAGGACAGGGAGGTGTCCTCCACCCTCGACGCCCACCCCTCCCTCCGCTTAGTCTCCGACCACTCAGCGATATTCACCGCTCGTAAGACGAGGGGCCTGAACGTCATGGAGATAATCAGAAACCTGACACAGATAGACGGCAAGCAACTAATCAATGAGAAGGATGGCTCAATGATTTACTCTTCTAACACGTTCATCAATAGAGGCATGACCTTCGGTGTCGGTAGTGCAATCAACAGCGTGTCTGCCAGCAAGATGTACGACTCTCCTAACGAGATAGTAATCGTCGGTGATGAACTCGCTCGGAACGAGAAGGTGTTCGTAGTCGTCAAGGACTTGGAACGCATGAAGAACGAGGCCAGCAAGGGTGCTTCTAGCAACTTAGTCAGGACATTGAGGCAAGAGATACCCGGACTCAAGACCAACAACGAAGCACTCAAACTAGCCAAATCAATACTAGCAAGGGCAGAGAACGGTGCGCCACTCATCCATATCAAGGGCGCAATCAAAGCATCCATGATACAACCCGGAGAAATTGTCAACATTAATCTCCCCAACCATGGCCTCCGTGGAGAATACATGGTGTTTGAGGCTACTCACGACTATACGAATCTCAAGAGTGACTTCATTATCGCTCAGTATGACAAAGGCATAGAAGGAATCCTCTCTGACTTACAGGCTGTATCAGGAAACTCAGCACCGCTTGATGAACTAGCGGGCAAGGTGGTGGAAGTAGCAGAGGTATCCCTATCTACCAACATCAATGTCGTAGCCGTCCACAAGGTATTTGTGAGGTCTGTGAACAATACAGGATTCGTTATAGGGGCGAAACACACTAATGGGATGGGGAAAATCGGAGTTCGTGACGGGAACAAGCGGGCGCGAGCCATCGGCAGCAGCAAGGGTTTGTATGTGGAGGTGAAGTGATGGTGTTTGAACAGGCTTGGGCTATTGTCAAGGATGTGGATTTCAGAATACCAAGACCTGTTGATCCCCCTGCTAAATACACGGAACCAAATGCGGTCTTGGCATTTGCTGGTTCAAAGATTCCTATGACTCACACGCATGAACGATCAGTAGGACTTCCCACAAGCGCAGAGCAATTTGAAGTGGGAGACTTCGGAGAACATATGCACGAGGGTGAAGAAATAAAAGAGGAACTAACTGGTCATCAAGGTATTGAAAGAGTCATAGATGAGGTGGAAAGGGCGAGTCTAGTAAGAGCATTGATGGAAGCAGGGATTGTTGGCGTGGAGGAAATCGAAACTGCTTTGGATGAAGCATTATTCGCAGACAGGAGATGGCCATTTCATGCCAAACATTTTCCTCAATCAAAAAAATTGGATAGCGGAAAGGGATTCATGACGACACAAATTGGTGGAGGTAATTTGTAATG